TTGCTTACCACTTCTATAGAGACTTTGCTGCATCATAATTACTCTCGCGATTAAATATTATTAATGGCGTACGAGCAATATGACTTTCTAGATGGTTATAGTTATAGTGAAAGGTTCTTTCTTTCACATCCATTTCTCTGGAAGGTAGAGTTTAATTATGATAGCTCTCTTATTCCTCAGATAAATGTAGCTGCTGCTAAAAGTTATCCGGATAGTAATCAGTGGAGAGCTATTTCTGAGCCTAGGTTATTTGAACGCAATGGTAATATATTAGTAGCGAGAGAAGTAACTGTACCTAATGAAAATTCACAATTTGATATTGCCGGCGCTCAAAATTTAGGAGGGTTCTTACCTGGTTATGCTCTTAACAAACGTGTTGATTTCTTATCTAAAAATCTTGCTATAAACTTTTTTGATACTCAAGATGATATAGAGCATACATTCTTTAGACCATGGATGATAGCTATAGGTAATGATGGTCTTTTGAACAGAAAACTTTTATGTACAAACGTAATACTACGTCAATACAATAATAGAATGGAATTAAGAAAGGGTTATATCTTCGACGATGTCTTTCCTACTAATGTTGAAGGGTATAACTTAACATATAACGATGAAGAGTTTAAAGAAAAGTCAGTTACCTTTGCATTTAAAAACTACAGACCTCTACCTACTTTAGGACCTGGTTTACCTTTTTTCAGTTAAGCTATAATTATTAATATGCAATGCGTATTCAAGCTTCCTAATAACAAGGAGGTAATTACTAAAGAGTTTCTTTTTAAAGATGTTAGAAACTTTTTTTATAAAATGTCATTGCAGCGTAGAGCTAAAATACTAGAAGAGTTTATAGTTACTAAAAATTTAAATGTAGTAGAGAAGTTAATAACTCTCATTAAGCTTCGTCAAAGATGTGTAAAGCAGTCAGTAAGTTTAAATTTAAACAAAATTGAAAAAGAGGTTAGTATAGATTATATTCTTAAAAGCTTTGATGAGATAATAGACATAAGAGAAGAAAGAAGTATTAATAACATTAGCTTAGTTTTAGATTATCCTTCAAAATTTATAGTTAACTCTGATAATATTTTTAGCGTTATTCAAAAAATAAAAATTGATGAACAAGAGATAGATTTAAATCAAGTTACACAAAAAGAGTTTATTGAAATAACTAACTCTTTACCTGCTGAAGTTCTTAAGTTATTAACAGATTATATAGAAAGTAAAAAGCATGCTCTTTATGTAAACTTATTTGAAGGTAGTGATAGTATAGAGTTAAATTTTTTAAATGAATCTCCGTTTATATTATTAGAGAGTTTATACAATTTTATTGATCCTTATACATACAGAGAGTATCTATTTGTTTTAAGTAGAAGAATGAAAGATGTTACATTTTTACTCAATAGTACTTTTATTGATATACTTGATTACATGGAACTTTATAAACGAGAAAATGAAGACGATGGAGAGAAAGTTGCAAAAATAGATAACTAGGTAAATATTAACATGGCTACTTCTACTAGCGACTTTATTAATAAGCTTACTGAACTTAAAAAAGATTTCAAAGTCTTTATTCCATCTTTAAAAAAAGAAGCAAGTGCTAAACAAATAACTCTAAAGCAGCAAAAAGATATTATATCTACTGCTATTAACGGAGTATTAGGTGCGCTTCAATTTACTAAATCAGTAAATGATGTTATAAATGAGAATATAGAAGGTAAAGAATTTTATACTTTTGATAGAGTACCTATCTTATTAGCTTTAAGAGCTCATTCATTAGGTGATAAAATTAAAGCTGATAATGATGAGTTGGTTTCATTAAAGCCTGTATTGTTAAAAGCTAAAAAAGTACCTGCTTTTAAGCTAAGTAAAGCTGTTAGTATTGATTCAATAAAAGTAGATCTTCGTATACCAACTTTAAAAGAAGAGAATGTGATAGTAAAGAGATGTATTCAAGAAATAGATAATTTGAAATCTGAGAATCTTTCTGAAGCTATGGGACTAATTTATATCTTTGAGTTGTTAAAAACTATTAAATCTATAACTGTTGATGAAGAAACAGTAGACTTTAATGACCTTAAAGTAACTGATAGGGTTAAGATTATTGAACAATTACCTTTAGATCTTTATGATGATATAACATCATTTTTAGAACAGGTTACAAAATATGAAGCAGATCTGTTAACTATTGATGATACTTCGATTACTATCGACGCTTCACTGTTTGATGCCACTACTACTACATAAATATATATGTGGCAGAAGAAGATCAAATAGGCATACTTAGAAAATTAATGTCCGGTTTTAGTGGTAAAACCGTAAAGGATGGTATTGAAAGAGATATAGTTAAAAAAATTAATCCTACTTTAACCTCAGCTGAAAAGACGAGAATTAAAAACGAAGCTACTATATTTACTGAGGCTCAACTAGCTGTTCAAAGAAAAAACGAAAAAGACAAAAAAGGGGAAACAGCTACTAAAGAAAAGAAAACATCTGTTTCAGTTGCAGCTGCTGCAGCAACAGCAGCTATAAAAGTTCCAAAATTTCCTTTACTATTAGCCTTAGGTGCTGGTATTACAGCTTTTGCAGCTTGGATAGCAGATTTTATTGGACCTGTAGCTGAGTTTATATCTAAAACTCTACCAAAGCTTTTTAAACCTATGGGTAAACTAGCTGGAGGATTCTTTAAAGCTATGAAAGGAGGTAAGTTAGGTCAAGTACTAGCTGGGTTAGCTAAAGGCATAGGTGGTCGTATACTTAAAGTTGGTAGATTTATCCCGGTTATAGGTTCTCTGTTTAGTTTTGGTTTTGGTATATCTCGATTTAAGAAAGGAGAGTATATACCAGCTGTTTTTGAATTTTTATCAGGTATATTAAATCTTCTTCCTACTGGTTTAGGCAATGTAGCATCAATGATAATTGACGGGGGCTTGCTATTATATGATTTAAATAGAGCTAAAAGAGAAAAAGAAGGGGTTAAACCTGCTGGTGGTTTTGATATGTGGGGTAAGATAAAAAACTTTGCTTTAAACTTACCCGGGGTAAAAAATATTATAAGTATGGGTAAAGGCATAGGGGCTATATTTGCTGGTGATTTTGCTAAAGCTGGAGAACATTTTAACGAAGCACTTCCGTTTGTTGGTGGTTTGGTCAGTTGGTTAGCTAAAGCTGGTGCGAGTGTAAAAGCGGGAGCTGGATTTGTTTTCGGTAAAGCAGGAGACTTTTTTGGATCTATAAAAGATAAATTTGTAAATATATTTAAATCAATTGTCAATTCAGTAGTAAATGCTATTAAGAGATTTGCTAGTATGTTTATGAGAGTAGGTAAAGGTGTAGGAGCTGCTTTTAAAGCTTTAGTACCAGGAGGGGAATCTCCTTTAGAGGCTTTTCAAAGAGTTGTATTTGCTGACGCGCCAGGTGATAGTAAAACTGTAACTGCTTCTTTAAAAAGTATAGCTACTGATAATGGTATTAAAGATGTAAAAGACCAGGCTGTAGCTAGTGAGGTTAGCAAGTCTAATGTATATCTTGAACAGTTAGTAAAAATAATGGCTGTTATGGCTAATAACCAAGGCAATACTACTGCACCTGTTGTAGTGCAGACCCCTCCTAATAACGATATGTCAGGTTCAATGCAAGGGCCTAGTTATTCTGATGCAAGAACTAATTTTTTTAACTCTACCTATAGTATGAACCCAACGTAATCTAAGTGATAAATAATTAAAATGGCAGAACAAGATCCATATGAAGGTATAAGAAACGGAAATACTCCGGGTTCATATGATATTGTTAGGTCATATGACTGGACATCTATTCCAAAAAACTCTCAGTTAAGAAACGAAGCACCTTCAGCTTATATTACTGCTTATGAATTAGAGTATTCTCAACTGCGTTCATTTATTGATGGTTATATGAATATTTTATCTCCACAAAATAGTACTGGAGCTTATTCTGGTAAAGGTGCTGGTTTAGATTTTTATAAAGGATTATATAGTGTAGATTCTACCCCTATTGCAAGATTTAATTTTCCATTTTTTGGAGATAGTTTTCGTTCATTTAGTTCTGAATTTGCTGATACCTTTTCACCTATAAGTCAGAGAGGAGCTCAAATGTTTGGTGGTAAAGAGATACAAGGTTTATTTGCTGGTGCTGAGAGTCTAGTAGGAGGTGGAATAGCAGCTGTTAATGCTTTAGCTTCATTTGGTGATAACACTGGTGGTAACATTGGAGGTGGTTCTTTAGCAGATAAAGTAGCTAAAAATGTTTCTGGAGCTGCTACTACAGTTACTAATAAATTAGGTTTAAATCCAGGTATGCAAACAATAGGTGCTCCTGGTACATATATAGAGACTCCTAAATTTTATCAATATAGTAACACAGATAATGGAATACAAATAGCATTTACTTTATCTAATACTTTAGATGATGATTCAATAGAGAAAAATTTTAAATTTATTTGTGATTTCACAAAGATAAATAGACCTTATCGTTATGGACCTATAGGTATGACTTTTCCTGCTATATATAATTTAGTAGTACCAGGATTAAGATATATACAATGGGCATCATTAGAAGGATTTGATGTAAGTTTGTTAGGTAACAGAAGAAAAATAGGTGATCATATTATACCAGAAGCTTATGTATGTCAATTTAATTTTAGATCTCTAACTGTAGAGCCATCAAACTTTATTGATGAAATTTGTGAAGGAAGTACCATGGGAGGAGGTAAGTTTAGTACTTTTAGTGAATATAATAAAGATAGATTAGTAGAAGAGGTTGAAATACAGAAAGGTAAAGATGCTAGAAGACGTAAGATTCAAAGTAGAAGAGAGCAATTTGAAGCACAAAATCAAGGCGAGCAAGTATCAACACCTCCTCCAGGATTAACATCTAATAATAGAAGTCAAGAAGGTGATTCGAGATCATATCTTGAACAAGTATTGGGGTCGGGGTACGGAAGTGGTGACTTTAATGCTTTTAAGGATTTAAATAGAACTGAAGCAAATGAAATATCTAGACTAGCTATAACCGAAGGATTGCAGGTTAGAGATGCTAGACGGGAATATGAAAGAAGAGTTGGTTTATTGGCACTTAGCCCTGTAGGTCTGCCTAGCTCAGCAGGTTTACCAGAAGAGCAACAAAAAATAAATGAAGTTTATAGAGAAGCAGCGCAATCATTTAGAAAAAAAGCTTATAAAGGAGTCACTACTATTCTTCCAGAAGGTCCTGCAGCCGATAAAGAAGTTAATAGGCTTATAAGGGAGTATGTAGAAGAACGGAAAGGTTTAAAATAAATTATGAGTTTAACAGGAAAGACAGGAAAATATCAAGACGAGGTACCAGCATTACCTGGATTACCGTTAAATCGTTATGAGCGTATATTTAAATTATTTACTGAACCTAATAATGGTAAAGAATTTTATTTTTATAATATTCTTAATAAAATAGAGTTTCCATCTAACATTGATAATAGTTTATTAGATACATATATAGTAAAATCAAAACAAGCTTTAACTACAACCTCATATGAAATATACGGTGATATTCATAGTTGGTGGATTATATATTTGTTAAACAAAGAAATTATAGGTAATAGTTTTTTTGCAGAAGGAGGTCAAGAGTTAACTTTTATTAAAAAAAATAAAAGAGGTTTAATTTATCAACAAATGACCGATGTTACACTCAATAGCTAAATGTCAAAATCATATAAAAGTTCAGTTGATGATGACTCATTTAAATTTAAATTAAATGGGGGTGAGTATTATTGCTATTTTCTTATAAGTAATAATCCCGTACCACCTAAAGAATTTACCGGGAAAGATCTTGCTGAAGGTGTGCTTTTGACTAAATCAGCTATAGTAAGTTTAGATATTCATGAGAATTTTTTTGCTCCGGAGATAGTAGGTACTATTACTATTAATAACCCATTTAACTATATGGAAGATGAACATCTTACTAGTGGGGATGGAGAGGATTATTTACATATTAACTTTGTAGATTATGAAACATATAAAACAGGTGATTATACAACAGAAGCATTAAGATATAGTTTCGTAATTACTGATGAACAAAATAGTATATCAAAAACTGATAGAAGTAACAATCTTAAAACTTATACTTTAGTTGATAAAAATTTTTATAGATTCAATAAAACTTTTCCTAAGGATACTAAATTTCCTCTCTCTAATGACCCAACACCTATTGGTAAGGTAATAAATAATGAAGTATTAGGACCATTATTTGAATTAAGTAGTATAGTAGCATCAAACGAAAAAGGTCAAGATTTAAATTGGGATGAAGGTAATCATATTCTTAATAGCAATAATGGGGATTTTCCTTTCACCTTTCAATCATTACATCCAGGTAAGCATTGGAGATATTCTGATGTATTAAAATATTTACTTAGATATAATTATAGTTTTACGGATAGTGGGTTACCGGCTCAAACGTTTATGCAGTTTAACAGAGATAATGAAACATATAGCTTATTACCGTTAGATTCATACTTTAAAAATAATGATAAATTTACTATAGAAGCTTTAGGAGTTGGTGATTTATTATCTGAAGGTAAAAATCAAGAATTTGAATCGATTAATAAGAATAACCCGGTAAGCAATACTAATATTAAATTTAATCGATATACAGGCTTATTACATAATACTGATTTAACTACCCCGTATACTACCTACACTAATGAATACTTTATGGATTATAAAGTTAATAATCACTATTCACTATTAGGGGAAAGTATAGAAACTACTATAAGGATAAATGAAGTTATTGATCAATGGGAAAATGATTTTGTAAGAACTTTTAAATTAGCTGGAGGGATAGCAAAACCTTTCATACCTTTTAATAAAAGCGAAAATAGGCCTGTAAAACCTTTTGGTTTACCTAATTTTCCAGAAGAAGTTTGTACTAACTTAGTTAAAGCTCAAATGGTATCAAACTTAACTTTTTTTAATTTACAACTTACTCTAGATATAGCAGGTGATACAGCTAGAAGACCAGGAAGATTTATAGATATATTTAAACTTTCTGAACAAGAAGGTACGTCAGATGCTAAGTTACTTGGAAAATGGTTTATTACTAATGTGCATCATAGATTTATAAAAGATAAATATCAAACTGTAATAATATGTATTAAGCCTTATGTAGGCCCTGATCACTACTATATGGGACCTGTGGGTGATGATGCGAGGTTGGATCTAGGTCCTAGAACTCTTGAACAACAACTTAACCAACCCTCATACGCTTAATGCCATCACATAATACAGATAATGAACCACTAGTGGTAGAAGAGATGCTTGTAGAAGCAACTATACCAGATGAAGGTAATATTGGTGAAATAACTCCTACAATAATTACTGGTGCTGCTGAACCTACACCTGAACCTACAACTCAAACAACTACCGGTAGATCAGCTTGTATAGATAAATTAGTAAATGAACTAGTTGATGATGTAAATGGTTTTTTTAATGTAAAAGCTCAGGTATTACGTTCTCTTTTTATTAATAAAAAACAGTTTGAAAATTTAATAGTAAGAGATTGTGATGGTAAATTACAAGGTGATTTTATGCATAATTTTTCAGAGTCTGAACTAGACTTTATGGAAAATTACTTAAAAGTTTTTGAGTTAGGTTTAAATCAATTAGAACGATTTATGCGTATGTTAGCTTCTGCTGAAGGCCTATTAAGATTAGATGAATGTACCATACTTTACTATTTACGTCAACTACTTAATGGACCATATTCATGCGCTGCATATGATCTATCTCGTTTAATTTCTGGGCAAGATATAAATTTATTAGCTTCAGTAAATGATGGGATAGGTACATTAGGTAACGCAGTTAGGAGTAACGCAGCAACTACTGTTTATGGTTTAGAACCATTTAATGCAGCTTTAGATCTTTATAATAAATTACCTCCATTTATGCAAAAAAATATAAACGACGGTACTAAAACTACTACTAATGTTTTTAACTATAACTTTGAGCAAAATATTTACAATGATAATACTTTACCATTTATAGATAAGTTTCCTGAATTGAGAGTTAATAATGAGTACTCTACAGGTTTTAATAACTTTGCTGCTGGTAATCTTATGTTAAAGGATATACCGTTCTTTAATACTCTTCGTGATATATCAAATAATATTTTTGAAAGCATAAGAGCAGCTTTAGGACCTGCTGCGTATAGACTTTTCGAATTTAGAAAGTTTGTAAATATATTTTATATTGAAGGTAGTAAAGCATTCAGTGTCTTAAATGGGGTTAATCGATTACTAATTTCTTTAGATAGAACAGAATATACTGTTAAGAATAGAATTATAAAACAAAAATGTCAAAATGCTTTAACTAATATTTTAGGATTTCCTATAGAAAATGATAGGACTTATGAACTTCAGATGCAATTAGGAAGCGGTGTTTATGATATATACACTCTTAATGGACTATTTGGAGGTTCAGTTGGTAGAACTTCTAAGCAAGAAGTAACTGATGAGGAGTTAGAGCAAGCTGATGTTAGTGTTGTTACTAAAGATATTTGTGAAGATGAAGATGACTGCAAAGAATTTAATTTTTAAACATCACCATTTTCATCTATTTTCATATCTTCATAAGGTCCAACTATAGCTCTATAATATTCTTGCTTACAGCATTCTAATGCTCCAATCATCTCATTTAAATTAGAATAATTTTTACCGTAAGCTCTTATAAAGTTATCAATAAAAACTGTAACTACATAGTTTAACTCTCCAGCATTTTGAGGTACATAATTTAACCCCGCAGCGTTAAGTTTATCTTCTACGTCTTCTCTTTGTGATGGTTTAATGTAAGGCATTTTCCAAATTTACTAAACAGGCAAAA